GGACGCCTTCGATACACCGACCGTGCGCTTCACGCAGAACTGGTGTGCGGTGGTGATCGACGCTGTTTTGGACCGCCTGGTGTTCAAGGGGTGGGACATTGACAACGGAGCACTTGACGACATCCTGGACACGTTTTATCAGAACAACAACATTCAGAAACTATCCGCTGATGTTCACCGAAACGCGCTGATCACGGGTGAATCATTTATTGTGTTTGACAAAGTCGATGAAGTGGACAGGGCATTCTACAACGACTCGCGCATGGTGCAGATTTTCTACGAGCCGAACGACCCGAATAAAAAACGGTTCGCAGCTAAGTGGTGGAAGGATGATGTCGAGGAAGTCACGCGCCTCAATCTCTACTACCCAGACCGGATAGAGAAGTACGCCACCAAAGCGCGCGTGCTTGTGTCGCCATCTTCGTTTGAGACAATTTCAAACGATGACAATCCATACAACGAGATCCCCGTCATTCACTTCAACATGGGCTATTCCGAACTGGACAACATCATTCCAATTCAGGACGCGGTCAATAAAACTTTTTCCGACATGATGGTGGTCGGTGAATTCAACGCGTTCAAGCAGCGTTGGGTTGTCACCAATAACGACCTGTCAAATCTAAAAAATAATCCAAAAGCGCTGTTTCAATTTCTTAAGGGCGGGAGCGACGAAGAAGACACCAAAGTCGGCGAATTTGACGCGGCTGACCTGGGGATGTTTTTGGACGCGATGGATAAACTGGCTAACTCTATCGCCATCATCAGTCGAACGCCCAAACACTACTTCCACGACACGGGCGGGAATATCAGCGGTGAAGCGCTGATCGTCATGGAATCCCCGCTGCTGAAGAAAATCCGTCAGATACAGGAAATCTACTCGCTGGGCTGGAATGAGTGCGCGCGGTTTGTATTGCGCCAGCAAGACAAAGACGCTGACCCGTCCGAGATCACGACCGTCTGGGACGCGATTGAAACCACACAGCCCATCACCCGTGCGCAGGAGATTCAGACCTACGTCAATCTGGGCGTACCTCTTGAAACCATGTTGCGGCGTGCAGGCTGGGGCGCGGATGAAATCGAGCAGATGAAAGCCGACCAGGAAGAAGCGCGGAAACGGGAATCCACGGTCGGGCAGGAAGTGCTTGAGTTTCTAAAAAACAAGCAGTCGCAGGAAAACGCGACTGGCGCGAACGAGGATAATTCCGTAATCTAAGAGTATGGAACGCATACTAATTGAACTGACACCTGGACAGGAAATCACGCTGGACGGCTATGACCCAGACGCGAAGATCACGGTTGAGAAAATCAATCTGTGGAAGGGTTACGCCAACCGTCCGAAGTGCGGTGCGTATGGCTACATCAAGCACGGAGAGACAGCAAGGTTTGTGAAATTCACGCCCGATAAACAAGGCGCACAAATCCAGTACGGGCGACATTTCGGCTGGATAAGTTGGTTTTTTATCAAGGAGTTGAAGCCATGCCCTATCACATCATAATCTTCTGTTTCTTCGCGGTCATCGCTGTTGGCGTGTTTTGGTTACTGGTGGTGCGTAGATAATGTTTCCAAACCAACCTCTCGAACCAACCGCCGTCCGTATTGCCCGTGAATTCCGCGAGGCAGTCAACGCGCAGCTGGACGCGCAGATGTACGAGCTGGGCCAGCGTTGGCTCCAAGTCGAATACGCCTTACAAGACAAGATCGACGCGCTGATCCTCGAAATACAGGACATGGTCAAGGACGGCAAAGAACCGTCTAAGGCGATGATTACCAGATTGCAGAGGTATCAGGAATTACGCAATCAGACCCACGCGGAGCTTATGCGTTATGAGAATTACATCGAGGGCGTAATCAAGACCGGTCAATATAACATGGCGGTCGAGGGGCTGAATGTCGGCAAGGAAACCATCTTTGCGCTGTATCAGGACGCGGGCATGTTGGGTAATTTCAACATCCTTAATGCCAACGCCATTGAGACAATGGTCGGCTATCTCGGTAACGGCGCACCGCTGAATACATTGCTCCAAGAGGCGTTTCCGTATGCGTGGAAGGGTATGACGGATAAACTGGTCGAGGGCATTGCGTTGGGCTTATCGCCGCGCGAGACCGCCAACAAAATGTACAAGGGCATGAGCCAGGGATTCAATCGCCTGCTGACTATTTCACGGACGGAGCAGTTACGCGCCTACCGTCAGGCAACGGTCATGCAATATCGAGAGTCGGGCGTGGTCAAGGGATTCCGGCGGTTGGTGGCGAAACAGGGCGCGTGTATGGCGTGCCTTGTCTCTGACGGCGAGTATTTCGAGGTGGCTGAAGACTTCAGCGATCATCCCAACGGGCGATGCAGTCTCATAGCGGTGTTGAATGGCGTACCGGAACGCGAATGGCTTTATGGAGAAAACTGGTTCCGCTCATTGGGCGCGGATCAACAGCAGTCCATCATGGGTGATCAGTATTATCAGGCGTGGCAGGGTGGAGCGTTCAAGCTGTCGGAACTGCGCTCCACCTCTCACTCTGACGTTTGGGGCGATTCACCAAAAGTGACGCCGTTGAAGGAATTGGTAAATTGAAAAAATGCAAGTATATTTCCGTCGAGGTTTGGTGGGTTGATAGCATCAGCCAAAACAAATATTGGTATGACGTAAACGAAGGAATTGAAGCCACGAAAAATATTGACATGCGCCAAAGATCAGTTGGAATACTGATTAGAAAAAATAAAGAAAGAATTGTAATTGCTCAATCGATGGGATTAGCGGGCGACGGAATAATAAGTAATCTGGGCGGATTTTTGACTATACCGCGTGAAGCTGTATTTGAAATAAAAATACTAAAATGACCGGCGAGTTTCTCTCATTCCTAAAATTGATGTACACCTTATGCAGGCAGTTTTGTTCATGGTATGAAAGAGAGATTAAGAAATAGTATTGCAATGTCATTAGCTATTGTGCTATAATCGGACTAATCAACAGTGTAGTATCTGCGGATAATACACAACGGACAAAGTAGGGCAAACGCCACGCTTTTATCTCGAAAGAGAGCGCGGCGTTTTTGTTTAACTCACTGGCGGGACGCCGGAAAGGAATTTAGCGGGATGCGGAAAGAACGTTACCAACAATTTTTATTTGATGCTGATGGTGGAGAGGGCGGCGGGGGAACCGACGCCGATAAATCAGGAGACGGTAATCCGCCTGCTGACAAAAGCCAGGAAGGCGATAAGTCCACATCGCAATTTGAGAGCTTCGCGGCGTTTCTCGAGAAACAACCAAAAGAAGTTCAGGAACTTTACCAAAAGGATGTCCACGGATTGAAGTCCGCGCTTGAAACAGAGCGCGGCGAAAAGAAGACGCTTTCTGCGCAGCTAAAAGAGCTCTTGCCGAAAGCGGAAAAGGGCAGCGAGCTTGAAGCACAACTGACCGAGACGGTCAGCAAACTCGAATCCGCAGAACGCCGGGCTGCGTTCGCGGAACAGGCGATCAAGCCGGAAGTGAGCTGCTCCAACGTTAAAGCCGCCTACGCATTGGCTTTAGCGGACAACCTTTTCGACAAAGACGGCAACCCGGACTGGACAACCATCAAACAGACTGCCCCGGAGCTGTTCCGTAAACCCAGTTCAACTGATGGCGGCGCTGGCAACAGACAACCGCCCAAAGAAGACATTTACACCGCGGCGATGAGGGCAGCAGGACTAACAAAGGAAAAATAAAATGGCACAATCAATCGCATTAGTAACCGCATTTCAGCCGATCCTCGATGAAATCTACAAGCTTTCATCGCTGACCGCGCGCATGGATTCCCCCTCGAAACCCGTCAGTTTTGGCGGCGCATCCGCAGTCAAGGTCTTCAAGACCGATGTCATCGGCATGGGCACTTACTCCCGCGCATCCGGCTACCCGAAGGGTCAGATCACCGGCACCTGGGAAACCCTGACCCTTTCAAAAGACCGCGGGCGCGAGTTTGCCATCGACCGCATGGACGATGATGAAACACTCGGTATGGCGTTTGGCACGCTGGCCGGTGAATTCATGCGCACCGAAGTCATCCCCGAAGTCGACGCCTATCGCTTCTCTGTGTATGCGGGCGACGCGGGCAACGGAACAACCGGATCACTGACCACATCAGCCGGCGTTTTGGCAGCCATCGACGCAGCCAAAGCAGCGCTGAACGCGGATGAAGTTCCGTTGGAAGGGCGCTTGCTCTACATCTCCGACGCCTGCCACGCACTGCTTGAGGCAGCCCTGACCCGCTCATGGGCCAGCGAGGGCAATCCCGACCGCCGGCTGCAAATGCTGGACGGCATGCCCGTCATCATGGTGCCGCAGGGGCGCTTCTCCACCGAAGTAACCCTCGATGCAGGGGCGACCGTGGACGCTGGCGGATTCTCTGCCACCGGCGAGGACATCAACTTCATGATCGTTCACCCCTCGTCCGTGCTTCAGGTTGCCAAACACGCGCAGCTGAAAATTTTCAGCCCTGATGAAAATCAGGAGCAGGA